GACCAGGCCGGGGAAGTAGCCTTCGGGCAGCTGGTCGGTGAAGTGGCACAGCCTGGGCTGGGGTTCGGGCATCACCATGGGCCGACCGGCGGCGCGGGCCGCGCTTTCCTCATGCCCGATGGCTTCGAGGTGCTTGGCATCGATGTCGGCATCGGTGCTGAGGCGCCCATACAGCCAGTGCTTGACGGCGACGGTGCCGACGTGGTGGATCTGCACGCCGCGCTTGTCGACACGGCCTTTCCAGTCCACGTCCTGCAGCTTGCCCTTGCTGAGCACAGGTGCGTTGTTCGGCACAGCGCCGAAGATGCACAGGGGACGGCGCACGCGGCGGTCGCGCACGTAGGCCTTGACGGCTTCTGTGCGGTGGCCGCCGGCATCGATGGCGACGGCCTGCACGGTCAGGGTGGTGCCGCTGGCATGCAGGATGGGCCGGGTGAGCAGCTCGGTGAGCGCGGTCCAGACCGTTTCCTGTGCCGGATCGCCCGGCAGTTCGACGTAGTCCAGCACCCAGAAGGCCAGGCCACGGCCCCAGCCGGTGATGTGCACGGCCAGACGGTTGTCCTGCGTGTCGACGCCTGCGGTGACGCACAGCACGCCGGCCGGCGCGGTGCGCAGGGCGTAGGTTTCGGCCCGGTCGGCGATGAGGTTGTGCTTGACCGAGCGCATGGCCGGGTCTTCCCACGGCTCGGCCAGACGGTCGTTGACGAAGGTCTTGAGCTTGGCGGGATCGCCCTGGGCGTCGAGCCACATCTCCACCAGGTCGGCCCAGCGCGGGCCCAGGCCGATGGGGTAGTACAGGGCGTTGATGTGGTAGCCGCGCAGGCGGGCGCCGGGGCTGCCCGGCACCCAGGCGCCGGCGGCGATCATGCGGGTCTTGTGGTGCTCTTCGATGCTGGCACCGCACTCGCGGCAGGTGTACCAGACCTGGCGGCCGTGCTGCGGGTGGGCATGGGCAGACCAGTGCAGGCCGGACCATTCGAGCGGCTGCGGCTCAGCACAGTGCGGGCAGGCGATGTGGTAGCGGCGCTGGTCGCTCTTGCCCCACAGGTAGTCGATGCGGCTGAGGCCCTTGATCTGCGGCGTGGAGATGTACAGACGTTTGTACGTGGCCGGGAAGGCGCTGGTGCGGCCGTTGAGCATCTCGACCGGGTCATCACCGCCGACCAGGTTGCCCGCGAATTCGTCGAGTTCGTCGACGATGAGGGTGCGCACGCTGGTGCTCTTGAGGCGCGAGGGACTGCCGGCGTGTTCGAGGTAGAGCTGGCCGCCCTGGTAGTCCTTGAAGGTGCGGGTGTTCGCGCTGTCGCGGCTGGCCACGCTGGCCAGGGTGGCCTTGACGACGGGGGTTTCGTCGATCATGGGGTTGAGCTTTTGCGCTACCCACTTGTTCATCGAGACCTCGCCCGGCAGGCACACCATGATGGGGCCCGGGTTGTGGTCCATGGTGTAGCCGACGGTGTTGATGGCCACCTCGGTCTTGCCGAACTGGATGGGGAACATCAGCACCGCATCCCGCACCGGCGAGCGGGAGCTGAAGCAGTCCATAGGCTCGCGCAGCGGCGGGTTGCGCTCGGTGCGCCAGCGGCCGGGCTCGGCGCTGCCCTTGCTGCTGAGGCGGCGTTCCTTGTCGGCCCAGTCGCTGACCTTGAGGGCCTTGCGCGGGCGCAGCGCGCGGGCCATGGTGGCGAAGATGAGGCCGCGCGCCGGTGCGTGTGGCGGTTCGATGGCCGGGCTCATGAGGCGGTGCCTTCGCCAGCAGCCTGGCCGAGCTTGCCCAGGGTGTCGGCCAGCTCGGCGAGCAGGACTTCGAAGTGATCAGCCAGCAGGGCGCGCATCTGCGCCTCGTCACCCATGGCGGCGAGCTGGGGGGCAAGCTGCGGCGGCGCGGCTTCGATGGCGCTGCGCAGGGTGGTGAGCGCATCGGCGATGACGCCGACCACCTCGCCGGCATCCAGCAGCTTGCCGGCGCGTTCGAGGTAGTCCAGTCGGGCCAGCTCGGCCGTGTAGTGCTCCTTGCGGTCGCGCGAGTCGTTGAAGGCGGTCGAGACCACCGACGTGGCGGCCCGCTCGGGTGCAGTGGTGGTGCCGGTGATGAGGGCCAGGGTGGGAGCGACGTCGACCAGGCCGGCGTCGTCAAGGACGAGGCGGGATTCCTTCTTGAGCTTGCTGACGTAGCTCTTGGACCAGCCCTGCAGGCGGGCGAAGTCGGCCTGGCTGAGCTTGCTGGCGGCAACGGGCTCGCGGTCCATCACGCACCTTTCTGCGCCGCGGCCAGGCTGTCGATGTGCTCGCCTACGGCCTGTTCGATATTGGCCTGCAGGTGGGCATCAGCGACGCGCTGGACGATGCCGTAGAAGTCGAAGCGGGGCTTGTACCGGGTGGACGGGACGAAGATGAAGACGGGCACGAGCTTGCCGTTGCGGCCGTAGCCGAGCTTGGCGCCGAAGTTGCGCCCTTCGGCCAGGTAGATGCCGGGCTTGAGCTTGCCGCGCGGCTTGGGGATGGCGACGTACTGGCCACCGGCCTTGCCGTAGGCGTTGCGGCGCCGTGTAGCCCAGGCCTTGTCGGACTCGCCTGGCCGGCGGCGCAGCTTGCTGGTGTCGCCATGCAGGAGCACGGCGCCGAGTTGGCTGATGATCTGCGCGACCTGGCCCCTGGAGACGTTGCCGTAGGCGTCCAGCCGCGCGCCGCGTGCCGGAACGGCCATCCACCCCTTGGGCATGGCCGCGCGGGCCTGCAGCGCGAGTTCCATGCGCTTGATGCGGCGCTGGCCGCCTTCGATCTGGGGCTGCAGGTACTTGGACGCCGGGGTGTCTTCACCGCCGCGGTAGCTGGACACGTTGCCGTAAAGGTCCCGCACGGCTTCGATGTCGATGCCCACGTGTGCGGTGAGCCGGGCCGCCGTGGCCGCCACGTACTTGACCGACTTCAGGGTGTAGGGCGTCGGTCGGTCGAAGGCGCGCGGCAGCGCATCGACAACCGCTGCCCTGGCCTGCACGGCGGTGCGGGTGAGGCCCGTGGCGACTGCAGCGTTCATGCGCCGGTCGCTGAAGCCCGCGATCAGGGCCTGGGCCTCGCGCAAGCCCTGGATGTCGATGGTGAGTTTCATGATGGGGCGGTCCGATGGCGTTGCCGGGGGGAAGGCAGGGGTCTGTGCAGGCGTGCAGGCTGTGCAGGCACCTGTGCAGGCGTTTTCCGAGCGCCTGCACAGCTCCAAGCCATTGATCCACAACCACTTTTCAGGATGTGCAGGGGGTGTGGTCGTGCGCGCGCTCACACGCGGGGGCGCGGAGGCGCGCCTGCCCGCGCTCGCTCGCACCCGCAGGCACGCAGGCATGCGCGCCCACGTGAAGCGCCTGCACGCCTGCACAAGGTGCAGATTTATCTTGAAAATCAATGACTTAGCACCACAAAGCGCCTGCACAAGCGGTTGCACAGGCGCCTGCACAGCCTGCACGCCTGCACAGCCGATGGCCCCGACCGGGCCCAGGCCGGCTTGTGCAGGCGCTGCAGAAAACGCCTGCACAAACGCCTGCACAAGCGGTTGCACAGCCTGCACAGATGCCTGTTTTTTGTGCAAATCGGGGGTCATGACGGGTCAGTAGGGGTCGTCATCGGGCGGCTGCGGCCGCTCGTAACTGGCGTTGCCGCTGCCGGCGGTGCCGGGGGCCGCGATCGGCGTCTTCCAGCGGATGAAGGCCTCGCCGAAGGCGGCCAGGGCGTCGGACAGGTCGTCCAGGCTCGGTGCTGCGTCGGCGGTGGGCGGGTACAGCACGGTGCTCTGGACGACGGTGGTGCGGCTGCGCTTGTCGTAGTGGCGCGGCCTGTTCTTGCGCACGCCAGGGCGCTTGGACAGGGAGCCGATGAGGGTGCTCATCTGAGCCGGCTTGGCGACGCCCTGGCGGGTGCACCAGTGGCGGTAGGCGTCGTAGAGGTCTTCGGTGCGCACGGCGCTGACGGGCACGGGCAGGTGGCCGGCGATCCACTCGTTGAAGAAGCGCTCGCTGCTGTCCAGGCTCTGCTCGATGACGTCGGCCTTGGCCTGGGTCATGGGCGGCAGAGTGGCGGGGCCGAAGTCGCCCAGGTCGAGGTGCAGGAGGTGGTGATGCAGGGCGGCGACGCCGCCGTCACGGATCTCGGCCAGCACCTGGTTGTAGAAGGCGGCGTCGAGCTTGGGCGGGGTCCAGATGATGGCGTAGCGCCGGTCATCGCGTTCGAGGACCATGGGCAGGGTCTCGTTGGACAGGAAGACGAGGTTGATGTGGTTGACCTCGACGTAGCTGCTGATGTTCTTCTGGTTGATGCGGATCTCGTCGCCGGTGATGAGGCCCTTGAGCTTGTTCTTGGTGTGGTACAGCTCCTGGCGGGCGACCACTTCATCGGCGATGACGAAGAGCTTGCGGCTCATGACGTCGTTGAACTTGTCTTCGACGGCGTCCTGGTCGACGACGCGGCCGTATTCGCCGTAGATGTTCTTGACGGCCTCGAAGAAGAGGTTCTTGCCGGTCCCTTGCGGGCCGTGCAGCACGAGCGCGGTCTTCATCTTCGCGCCCGGGTTCTGGATGGGGTAGGCCAGCCAGCACTGCACCCAGCGCCAGAGCTTGGCGCCGCTGGCTTCTTCGCTGCAGAGGTATTCGCCCAGCTCCAGGAGCTTGTCGCAACAGCCCTGCACTGGCGTGGTGGGCCAGCCGCCCCACAGGTTGCAGCGCACGCGCGGGTCGCGGCCGCCAGGGTCGAAGCCGACCTCTTCAGCGCGCGCGATGCGCTTGGCGGCGGACTCCATCCAGCCGCGGTGCATCTGGCGCGAGACACACAGGTTGCGCATGCTCGACAGGGGCACGAGCTTGTGTTCCTGTTCGTCGAAGACGACGTCGGTCATCTCGTAGACCAGGGTGAAGCGCTGGTGCAGCTGGCCGATGTCGGTGAGCGAGACGAGGTGATCGCGGGCCGCACCAGCCCCCTCCCCTGCTGAGGTGTGGGCAGGCGGCTGGCTGGGCGCCCTGGGCCGCCAGTCCAGTGCCGAGAGGTGGGCCTCGACCTGGGCGCGCACCACGTGCAGGCCTTCGGCCAGGTGCAGGTCGTTGAAGTCGGTGGGGCCCTTGCGGTCGGTCGGGCGTTCGGCAGCGAAGCGAGGCGCGATCCAGGCGCCGTCGACCGCCAGCGCGGCCGCGGCCGCTGAGGTGATGCCCGCGTTGGTGCGGCGGTGCTGCTCGCCACAGTGCTGGCATGTGGCGTCGGCCGCCAGGGTGAAGGCCTTGCAGGCGGGGCACTTGACCAGGTAGTCGTCATCCGCACAGACCAGGATGCGCACACCACGGTAGCGCGCGGCCAGCACCTGGGCGACGTGCAGCAGGTTGCCGGCGTCGAAGGCAACGGCGACGGGTATGCCGGTGGCCTCGAACAGGCTGGCCCCGGTGGCGTAGCCCTCGGCCAGCAGCAGCACGGCAGCAGCGGCCGGGCTGCCGATGAGGAAGAAGTGGCCCTCCTTGACGACGCCGGCCGGCCAGTAGTTCTTGTCCCGGCCCAGGAGCTTGGCCTTGTCGTGGCCCTTGGGGTAGATGACCTGCAGGCCGTGCACGCCACCGCCGACGTCGAGCATGGGCACGATGAGCGAACCGGTGGGCGAGTAGCGCGCGCCGTGGCCGGAGATGCCCTTGCGGGTGAGGTACTCGCTGTCGCCACTGGTGGCCAGGCGCGACCACATGGCGGAGGCGCGCGCGGCCGCACGGTTCGCCTCGCCCTGGCGTTTGATGCGGGCCTTGGCCTGGTCGGCGGCGATCCGCGTCTTGAGCGCGGCACGCTGGTCGGCGCTGAGCGTGGTGCCCTTGATCTGCAGCTTCTGGGTGCCGGGGTCGTTGCCCTGCCAGACGCCGAAGGAGCCGACCAGCAGGGTGTCGCCGGAGTCCGTGCGCAGCTCGTGCAGGTGATACCAGCCGCGCTTCTCGCGGTCGCCCTCGATCTTGCAGCGCTTGCGCGTGCCGATGTCGTCGGGCCCGAGGCCATCGACCAGCAGGCCCATGGCCCGCAGCTGGGCCAGGGCGTCGTCGTAGTTGGTCCAGTTCACTATGCCGCAACCCCACTGACTACCAACCGCACGGGGTTCGAATTACCA